GCTCCGAAATGGCGCGGCGGGGGTCCGCGCTGGAGGGGTTTAGAGGCGCTATTCGCGCCGATGACAGGGCAAAGGCCGCAGGCGATGTAGAAACGCTCCTAGCAGGCGCACAGGCGGAAATAGACCGCATTGCCATGCACATCAGCAAGCCGAAATTGTTGTCTTTCGAGGACATCGCCGCCAAGAACCTAGCCGACTTGCAATGGAGTATGCAGTACCCATCCGAAATACAGGGGATGCGCAGCAAGATCGGCGCGCTGGATAAGGCCGTCGGCGGCTTCAAGCCGGAGATGTACACGATCTACGGCGCGACCAATATGGGCAAGTCGACCCTTGCCGTGAGTATCGCCCGCGAATTTGTGCAGCAGGCACCGGGGTTCATTGCCACGACCGAAAGCAGCCCGTACCGCTGGATGACGAAGCTGATCGCCTCCTTGACCGGAATCACCTCGGACAAGATCGAAGGCGGCGCGATTAGTCAGCAGGACTACCGACGCATCAAAGACATGTACGACTGGTTAGCGTCGATGAAGTGCCACTACCTCAACAGTCCATCGCCGACAGTATCGATGATCCGCGCGCCGCTCTTGGAGGGCGTGGCAAAGTACGGCTATGAGTGGTTCATGATCGACAGCCTATCGAAAATGGAACATCCCGGTACAACGTCGATCTACGACGTGACGCGCAACGTAGCGAACGGTATTCAGTCGCTGTGGCGTGAGGCAGACATTCCGTTGATCGGCACGTCGCAAGTTGGGCGGGATGTGGCCGGGCGTCCAGTCGGGCAGAAAATGCCCCAACTTGAGGACGGGTACGGCGGCGGGATCATCGAACACAACAGCGGCGTAGTGCTTGGCCTGTACAACCACAATTACTACGTCGAACGCGGTACTGAACCAGAAGATCACCGCTTCCCAGTCGGAACAGCGCTCGTCCGCATCTTGAAAAACCGTTGGGCAAAGGGGTCGCAGGTGAACGCGGTGTGGTTAAAGTTCGTCGGCGGCGCGGGCTTCTATGAACTTGAGACGCAAAATACAGTGTTAAAGGAGCCTGCATGATGCGCCGTGACTATCGCACCGAAGCGCACATCCTGCGCCAGCACGCCGAACGACTGACGGCGTTCCTCAAAGATATGTACCGCGAAAGCGATTACGACCCGGCGCTGCTGAGTGCCGAACAGAAAGCGCAGTTAGCCGCGCTGATCGATGAGAACACGGCGGTACTCGACTTCACGCAAGCAACCGGAAAGGGTAAATGATGACACACAAGCAAAGTTTGCTCACGCATCTGACGGATCAGCCGTTCATCGTAGCAACCGGGGTTGCTGCATTTGCTCACAGCACATGGACGCTCGGCACATGGTTTGCTGGTATGCAACCCGTCGTGACCGCTAATTTGCTCGACGGCGGCATTAACGGCGCGTGGGTTGCACAGTCTTTGCATCTGCTGTTTTGGCTTTTACCCGCTGCTGCAATTGCGTTTGCTCTGGACGTTGGGCAAATTGCAACCAGCCGTGACATCCAACGCGGACAACGCTCGTTTGCAAAATATGCGACGTTCGCCGTGTTTGCTGTTGCAACCTACTATTTGCAATGGCTGTACCTCGCGCATCATATGCCCGTCGTGAGCATGTCGGCGGGCATCCGTCCGGATATGCTCGACTTCGTGCTGATGATGCGTGATCTAAGTATCTGGTTTATTCCGCTGCTGCTGCCGCTCTCGACGTTGCTCTACACATTCAGTCATGCTGATGCAAAGCAAACGACTGATGCATCCGTGCAACCCGAGCAACCCATGATCCGCGTGCAACTGCCCACCGTGCAAAGCGTGCAACTGCCAGCGCCGCCGCCCGAACGCAACTGGCATCTGTACACCTCGGATGCATCAGAGGTGGTCAGTGTGCAAAGCAAACCAGCACAGGCCGTTGAAGCAAAGCGGGCAAGCGGCGGCGGTGGAGGCAATGCAACCGGGGAGATCGATGCGTCCCTGCTGCAACTGGAGTCGGGCAAATGGCAAACGGCGTGCATTTGCGGCAAGCAATTTGCCAGCGATACGCAGCTGGGGGCAAAGCGGGCGGCGTCGGGGCATCAAGCAAGATGCATCGTGTACCAGCAAAGCAAAGTGCAGGTGAGCGCATGAGCAACCGCAACCAGAAGTTGCACGCTGTTTTGCAAGCGCGGGTGCAAATGCACAGCGGAGAATGCACAGCCGAGCAAGCCTTGACACGGTTGGTCTGGGAGATGCTCGAACCGCAATACCGACAGGTGATGGGGATCGCGCTGGTCACTGGCAAGCTGACGACGGCGGACGTTTGCACGCAAATGGAAGTGTCAGCAAACCACGCCAGCAACATCCTCAAACAACTTACTGACGATGGTTTGCTGAACCGTGAGCCGCACATTGACGAGCGCGGGCTGTGCTACGTGTATGCGCCTGCTGCATGGGTGAGGGATATTTAGCATGACGACCGCCGACATTGACCTGTTCGCGCCCGCGCAGATGACGCGCCAAGAGATCGCCGTCTACAACCGCCAGATCGCGCATCCGGCGGGCTTCCACCTGTGCCCTGACTGCAAGCGCACACTCCCGCGCACGGCGGACAATTTCTATCACACGGTATCGACGGACGGCTACCCGCGCTGGCAAAACCTGTGCCTCGACTGCAACCGCGCGTATAAGGCGGACTGGTACAGAGAGCGCTATGCCTCGAATGAAGAATTTCGCACGATGCATCAGGAACGGTCCCGCCGCTACTACCTGACACTGACTCCGCACGGGCGGCATGTGCTGCGCCTCAAGAAGCGCATCACCTATGCAGCAAACCAGCGCGAACGGCGGCGCAAGCCGTTCGATGTGACGACAGTCGGCGCGATTGATTTGACGGCGCTCAGTGTCAAGGATGTGAACTGGGCGAACGAGTTTTTAAAGGATATTGGCCAGCGGATTTGTCAGGCGTGCCGAGAGGTCAAGCCGCTGGATCGGGAACATTTCCGCTATGCGCGGCGCAGTCGGAAGCGCAAGTCATTGTTCAAGCGCGTATGTATCGAGTGTCAGGAAGGAGAGAATTAGCCATGCCGATCAAGGATAAGTCGGCGTACTCGAAAGACTGGAAGCAGATCAGTCGTAGTATCCGCCAGCGCGACGGAAATAAATGTAAATGGTGTGGCGTGAAGAACTACGCCGTCGGCGCGCGGGATCGGTTCGGGGAGTGGCACGACGAACATAGTATCCACTGCATGCAGTCGGACTGTGGGATCAACCTGTTCGGTGAGGACTTTCCCGACATGATCAAGATCGTTCTCACGGTCGCGCACCTTGACCACAACCCGGCAAACAATGCAGATGAGAATCTCGCTGCGCTGTGCCAAAAGTGTCATCTGACGTATGACGCGAAACACCACGCGGCTAATGCGAAGATGACACGGATCGAAAAGAAGCGCGCCGCCACGCGTGAACGTGGGCAGGAGGAATTATTCTAATGTTCCCACGACTGAGCCTCCAGACGGGTGACATCATCCCGCCCGATACCCGCTTTCGCATCGGCGACGAATTTGCGCGCGTCGATCCGCCAAACATGACCAGCCTCAACGACCTGTTTCGGACGTGGCGCATGGTCAAGTGGCAGGTGGTGCCGCGCCAGCATCTGCGCTGGAACATTGAGAAACACGAGTACGAAACGATAGAAACGACGGCGTTTATGGTGGTGTACGAGGAACCGCTAGACGCCGCTGACATTGAATTTTGGCAGGACTACGCAGCACAACAGGAGGCGCAGTATGTTGTATCATCTGTACCCGTATGACCGGGTTTACAGCGGACTGCGGTACGTCGGGACGCTCGACAGCTTGCGGATGCAAGCGCGGCTGTTGTACGTGTCGTGGATACTCATGCGTGAGGACGGGCTGGTGATGGCGTTCACGTATGACACGGCCAAGCACATCGGGGCGCTTAAGGCGCGGTATCAGGAGGTAAGCCGATGACACAATACAGCAGACAGGAAGCTTTGCACCGTTTGGCGCGCATCTATGAACTGATGGCGCTGATCGTCGTTGAGGATATGTCATCTGAGCGAGATGATGTGGAACTTACCGAAGCCGCCGCCGAATTGATGCGTATGGTTAACGAGGACGGTGTAAACGGCACATTGCCGATCCGCACAACAATAGGCAAAGGATCGCTGCGCGTTACATTTTCGGGCACGCTGAATATACAAGTGACACCATGAACGACTTTGACGACAGTATCGTTGTCCTGTGCGACGGCGCGATCTCCGTCGACGGCGTGATGGTCAGCGCGTCCCGGTCATTTCGCCGCGATCCACGCCTCGCCCAGCCCACCGACGCCATGCTCGAAGCGCTGTACCGCCGCGACGTGTTCACCGTTCGCATTCATGCGCCCGAACCCGGCAAGCGCTGGTGTTCCGAGTGCGACTATTGGAAATTCGAGGATCAATTTGCCAGCGACCCGCGCACGCATTCGGGCAAAAGCTACATATGCCGGGACTGCAAGAAGGCGCTCGACGCGCGCCGTTACCGGGCGCGGGTAGGGCGCGACGTGAAGGACTATCACGACCGACAGACGGCGTAGGGGGAAAGACAATGATTGCAACCGCAATTCGAATGTTTGGACAACCGTGTATTCTCGTTTGTGATGGCAAGTGTGGTAAGGCGTGGGGCATCAGCAACCGCCCGCAGATTTTTCTAGACGACCCTACGCTGACTGTCTATCCATTGGAAAATAGGCAGCACTTTCCAGACGATGAAAACATCGATCTCGATAACAGTGTTTACCTTGCCGATCACGAACTCGGAGAATCCCCCGCTGACCCCGGCACGTATGAAGGCGATCAGGCGAAGCCGCAGACACCAGCCGAACGCCATAACAAATGGTGCGCTCGTGAATGCGAACGATCAGAGACGGTGAACGACGGTGAAAAATTTGAGCTATCCGACTTTAACAAGCGCGTGTATAACGTAGCGCCGCATACGCGAGACTGAGTTAGAACGCATGTACTAACTTTTCACCTCAAAATAGGTGACAGTTTTCCCGTGTGATGCTATGATACTTGTGCGCACGGGAGATGGTTACTCCTAGCGTTGTCTGTCTCAAGGGTTGATCCTCTTTCCTCGTACTACGATGCCGGGAAAGGGGATTTCTTTTTGTAAACAACTGAAAATTCGACACATGCAGCAATTGGGGGGCAAACGGTGATCGTCTATATTGCGTACAAAGTTGAATACGACTCGTATGCACAGATCGGCGTATTCTCCACTGAGAATAAAGCCATTGAAGCGACGACGCTGCCTGCAACCGCATTCACCCGAACCGAACGCGGCAACCTTGTCGCCGATGATCCGGCGTCAAGCTGGTGTTATGTTGGCGTTAGTCAGCACACTTTAGATGTTGTTGAGTTTGCGCCCGACTTTACGTGGTGGGGCAAAGTAAACGAATTCTAGCGATGGTCGGCGCTGCTTCTGCCTCATACAGCAGCGGCATGTCGGTTCGACTCCGGCACATTGCATCGCGTGAATGGTGTGACTCCGCGCGGCTACTTATACCCTGTCCGTAGAAACACACCCGGCAGCCCGCCCCGAAAGCGCGGGCGTTTTGTTTGCGGCGGATCGGGTTTGTCGATGAGTTAGCGGCGGCGGGGTGACATGGCAGACTGGCAGAATCGCATTGTAGGCACGGGTGAAGAAGACGCGGATCAACTCCTCGCGAACCCGTTCAATGCCCGCATCCATCCGAAGTTTCAACAGGACGCGCTAACGGGCGTTCTTGACACGATAGGGTGGGTACAGCGCGTCATTGTGAACCAGAACACGGGTCACGTCGTGGACGGGCATTTGCGCGTAGCGCTGGCGATTACGAAGGGCGTCAAAGTTCCCGTCGATTACGTCGATCTCACTGAGGACGAAGAAAAGCTCATCCTCGCGTCGTTCGATTGGATCACGTCGCTGGCCGCTTACGATACCGAGCAAACGCGCATCCTGTTAGAGCAGGTCAACAGCGACAATGAGAGCATACAGCAACTGTTAGCTAATCTCGGTCAAGAGACAGGCGTTGTACCGCCGGACTTCGACGCGGTGAACATCGATGAACAGCCGCGCCTCGATCAGAAAGCGCCGATCACATGTCCGCATTGCGGGCAGGAGTTCACGCCGTCATGAGCAAGGTAGAGCTAAAGCTTGACTGGTGTTCACATGAGGCGGCGAAGTATGCGGTAGAGAAGTGGCATTACTCGCAGCGTATGCCTGTAGGTAAAATTGTTCGTGTGGGAGCGTGGGAAGATAAGCAATTCATTGGATGCGTTCTATTTGCGCGCGGCGCAAACAACGCAATCGGTATTGAATACGGTTTAACTCAGATTGAGGTCTGCGAACTTGTCCGCGTTGCGCTCCATAAACATCAATCACCTGTCAGCAGAATTGGCGCAATTGCAATGAAGTTGCTGCGTAAGGCATCGCCCGGTCTTCGCCTGGTAGTAAGCTATGCCGACAGCGAAGAAGGGCATCACGGCGGCATTTATCAGGCTATGAACTGGATATATGTCGGACGCGGGCAGGGGAGTATTGAGTTTTACCACGAGGGGCGATGGAAGCATAATCGAGAAGTCACATCAGGAGCGTTTGGCAGCGTTCGTAAGATAAACGATTATAGCAATCTGCCAAAACGCAAAACACTTGGTAAGCACAAGTATCTGTACCCGCTAGACGATGACATGCGAACGCGCATCCAACCATTAGCGCAACCGTACCCGAAACGTGAACCGACCCCGTAGTAAACGCGCGCCCGTGGTGTAGCAGTAACATGCTATGTTCCAACATAGAGCCGACGGTGCAAATCCGATCCGGGCGCTTTTAGTCCATTTATTCAAAGGCATAAAAGGGTGCGAACTGAAAAATTCAGCGCCGAACAGGTGGCAAGCGCACTCACGCAAACACGCGGCATGATCACGCTTGCGGCGCAGATGCTGCATTGCGATTACAACACTATCCGGCGCTATATCAAGAATTACCCGACAGTTGCACAGGCGCAAGTGGACGCCCGCGCCGTGATGGTGGATGCTGTCGAACTCAAGTTGTATGACAGCATCATGCGCGGTGATACGACGGCGGCGATCTTCTTTCTCAAGACGCAAGCGAAAGATCGCGGCTATACCGAACGCCTCGAAATTGACATGCGTTATGTGCCGATGGTCAAGCAGATCGAACAACTAGCCGCCGCACACGGCACGAGCGCGGGGGACTTGTTCAATGACATTATCTCAGAACTTAGCGCGGCGGATAGTCCAGCGACGGATCACTAAGCCTGCTGATAGATGTCTTGACGGCGCGGACACCCTAGCCGATCCGGTCGCGTGGATACGCGCTAATTTCTACATCCCCGAAACGAACGCGCCCATCGAACTGTACCCATCACAGGCCGCGCCGCTCACTGAGGCGTTACGCACGGATGCCGACGGTAATTTCGTCTATTCCACTGTGCTGTGGAGTGCGATCAAGAAGTCGGCTAAGTCCTCGATAGCGGCGGCGGTCGGCATGTGGTTCGCATGGCGCAAGCCGTTTAGCAGCATCAAGGTACTCGGCAATGACTTAAAGCAAGCCGAGAGCCGCACGTATGAGTACATGCGGCGGGCGGTACTGCTGCGCCCCGACTGGCGCGACGCGATCCGGGTGACGGGCTACAAGATATTCCTCCCGAATGACAGCGTGATCGAAGCCATCCCGGTCGATCCGACAGGTGAGGCGGGCGGCAACGATGACCTCGTGCTGTACACCGAGTTATGGGGCTGGAAGTCACAGAAGCATCAGCAGATGTGGACGGAAAGCACACTCTCGCCGACAAAGTACGGCAAGTCGATCCGCTGGTGTGAAAGCTACGCCGGGTATTCGGGTGAGTCACCGATCCTCGAACAACTGTACACGGCAGCGGTCAAGGGCGGGCGGGTGATCGACGCTGACCTTGAAATGTACGCCCATGATCCGGCGCGCCTATTCGCGCTGTGGAACACGAAACCAAACCTGCCGTGGCAGACACCCTCGTACTACGCACAGGAAGCGGCCAGCCTGACGCCGTCAGAGTTTGCCCGCGTGCATCAGAACGAGTGGGGGACGAGTACCGCGCCATTTGTGCCTATCGAATGGTGGGACGCCTGCCGGGGTGACGTACCGCCGATCACGCCGTATCAGAGTATGGTCGTCGCGCTGGACGCCGCAACCACCAGCGACTGTTTCGGCATTGTAGCGGTCACACGCACCGGGGAACGTATCGAAGTGCGGCACGCGCGCAAGTGGACGCCGCCCAGCGGGGGCAAGCTGGACTTCAGCAACCCCGCCGATCCGGATGATCCGACGACGCCAGAGGGGTATATCCGCTGGCTGATGCGTACCTACAGCGTGGTTGAAGTCTGCTTCGATCCGTACCAGCTGCATGATCTCGCCAGCCGTTTACGGCGTGAGGGCGTCGGGCACTTCCGCGAATTTGCGCAAGGCCAGCCGCGCCTTGTGGCGGATAAGCAGTTGTACGACATGATCCGAGATCGACGCATTGTGCATGACGGCACGCTGACCGACTTACGCGAACATGTGCAGAACGCGAACCGGAAAGACGACGGCGACAAGCTGCGCATTATCAAGCGCGCCGAACACCTCAAGGTGGATTTATGCGTGGCCTTAAGCATGAGTAGTAGTGAGGCAAAAAGGCTAAACATAGGATGAACGACACCCGATCCGACAACTTGAAAGCGGCATTAGAAGATTTGCTTGATGCCTACATTGGCATACTGAGAAGCAACTACAGCTTTTTAGACCCTGAAAAAGATCAGACCGTGATCGACGCGCGGGCGGCATTAGCCGAGTACGCGCTGAATAGCACACCTGCAAACGCCGCCGAATAGCGGCGTTTTTGTTGTAACGCGAGAGGTTCGGAACTTGGATGACTGACATTCCACTGGCACAACTGGAGAGGCAGAGCGTCCAAGATATACCGGACGCTTCGAACGGGGGAACAGGGGATAGCTTCTGGTATGGCACATACCAGCGCGGCGATTACTTACCCTCATGGGGCACGCGCGAACGTGAACGCTACCTCCGCGGCTACTATCGGCATGAGTTTAACTGGATGGGGCAGAGCGCGTTTGCCGGGCTGATCAAGAAAGTGAAAAGCGCCCCTTGGGAAATTAAGGGCAAACGGCGCGTTACCTACTTCCAACAGGTACTGCGGCAAGCCGACTTCGGGCGCGGCTGGGGATCGCTGCTGTCGAAGGTGGTTCTCGACTATCTGCGGCAGGACGGCGGCGGCTTCATTGAAGTGATCGCGCCGGGAAACCCATTGAAAGCGCCGACAGGCCCGGTTACTGGGCTGGCGCATCTGGACAGCATTCGGTGTCTGCCGACGGGCGATCCTGAATACCCGGTGGTGTACTACTCGCGCAAGGGCAAACTGCACCTGATGCACCGCACGCGCGTGATTCAGTTGGTTGATATGCCGGACGGTGACGAAAGCCAACCGGGCTATGGCCTCTGTGCGCTGTCGCGGGCGATCAGCATCGTGGCGCAGCAGATCCACATGGGGCGCTACATCACCCAGCAGCTGGACGATAAGCCGAAGCCGGGCATTCTAGCCGTTGCCAACATGACGCGCCAGCAGGTACAGAACGCCTTCTACGATCAGAAGCAAGAAGAACAGCGCGACGAGCTACCGCCGTGGGGACGAACGGTTATCCTGTCGTCACTTGATCCGACGGCCAAGATCGAGATCGTGCATACCGCGTTCGCGCAGCCGCCCGCCGGATGGAGCTACAAAGAGTACACGGATCTGCATGTCAATGCGTGGGCGCTGGCGCTCGGCGTGGATGTGCAGGAACTCTGGCAGCTTAGCGGCGGAAACATCGGCAGCGCTACGCAGTCGCAAGTCCTGCACGCCAAGTCGCAAGGCAAGGTGTACGCCGATCTGCTCACGTCGTTGGAACGCACTCTGAATGACGTGTTACCCGAAACGCTCGAATTCGCATTCAAGCGGCACGATCCGTACGAAGCACAGGAGCGCGCCCAGACGGCGCAAATGTGGGCAGGCTTTACGCAGACGGTCGGCGACAACATGACCGCCGACGAAAAGCGGCGCTTGCTGGCGAACATGGTCGAGGCCGCCGCCGATGCCATCACGGACGAGAACGGCGAAGTCATGCGCATGAACGATGTCAGCGACGAACCGCCCGAGGAACAGATAGCCGATGGCGCGACACCGCAGAATGCCGAGCCGCTCGACGCCGCCGCGCCTGCCGAACAGCAGACGGTGGACAGTCAGAAGGCTATTCAGGCTACACGGCTTGACTTTGAACTGGCGTTCGAGGACTTGATGACAGCCCGCAAGGAGCTGACAGAACGCAGCCTTGCGGCGCGCGTGCGCGGTCTGCTGCGTCAGTACGGCTATCTAGCCTACCAAGACGGCCTCGAAGCGGGCGGCGTAACGGACGGCGTACTCGACGACGACGACGAGAGCGAATTCACGGCGTTGTTGGCCGCGCAGAATGCGTTCGTCAACGACTTCGCCAAAGGCGCGGCGGAGCTGTCCGACGCCGAAGCCGCGATCAAGCCTGCGATGTGGTGGAACAAGTCGGTTAGCTTGTTCTTTGATACCGGGCGCTTGAGTGCGGATAAGAACGGCGTGTATGAGTTTGCCGGGGATGACGGCGAGGAAAGCTGTACGACATGCCAACGGTTAAAGGGGCAGCGCCATCGGATGAAAGACTGGACGCGCAAGACGTTACGACCGGGCGTGGATACGGCGAACTTCGAATGCGGCGGCTTCAACTGTCGGCACAAGCTGGCGAAGACAACGGAACGATCGCGCGGGCGGTTCTAGCGCCGCCAGCGGCCTGCTATTGCGGCGGGGATACGTGCTATGGCTACTGCGAACTACCCGGCGGCGTGGAGGGGGTTATCGAACGCATGAGAGAGGTTAGTCACCGTGGAAAATGAGAAGCAATTCACGCCGCCCCTACAGGCCGAGGTTAGTTACGTCACCCTGTCCGCATCAGCGGGGCAGGCGTGCGCTAACTGTCGCTGGTTTAAGGCGGTCGAGTACGAGGAAGGCGAACCGGAGGTTAAGTCAGAGTGTCATCTGATCGCCAATTGGCCGGAAGCCATTCTTGCTACCGGGCATTGCAACCGCTGGGAAGCCGTGCCGAACGGCGCGACTGAACCCGCGCCGTTGGAGGTGGTCATTGTCGATGCACCGCCGCAGCAGTCCGCCGAAGCCGCGCTCGGCAAGCAGCAGCAGTCGCTTATGGCGCGGTTGCGCGATCTGCTGCCGGGGCGCAAGCAAGCCGCGACGGGCTTTAAGGTGGTCGATAACACGTGGATGATCACATGGTCAAACAATTTCGAGGATCGCGATGGCGAGATCTTCACGCAAAAGGCCATCGATAAGTACGTTGCGCGGGTCGATGTCGGCGCTGTGCCGCTGCCTGAATTGTGGGTCTGGCATACGCCGGGGACGCGCATCGGTCAGGCGTCGTGGGTGGGGCGGCACGGTCATTTCGTCGTAGCCGCTGGAGAGTTCGATGATACGCCACAGGCGCAAGCCGCAAAAGCGTATTACCAGAAACACGCGGGAAAGACGGGCGTCAGTCATGGCTTTGCGTACCCAACCGACAAGTTCGACGGGAAGCACTACCACGACTTTAACACGTTCGAGATTACCTTACTTCCGCGTGATGCGGAAGCAAATCGGTTCACATCACTGGAAGGGGTAAAAAGCATGGCATTGGATGACAAGAAGCGGGCGCATCTGATCAAGGTGTTCGGCGCGGATCAAGCCGAGAAGATCCTCGGCGATCTGGACGAGCGCGGCAAGGCGCTGGAAGAGGCCGGGATCGCGTTCAAAGACTACGTCGACGCGACGCGCGATGAAGGTTCGGCGGCGAAAGAGGCTGTCGAAGCGGTGACAGCCAACCTGAACGATCTGATCGGCGACATGATCGGCGATAACGCCGAACTGTCGAAGCAGTTGGCCGGATCGGGCAAGGCGTTCGTCGCACTCGAAACCCGCGTCACGGGCATTGAAACCGCGTTGGCGGCGCTCAAGGAACTGGTTGACATGAAGCCGCGCACCGCGTCCAGCGACACGGCAACGGAAATCAAAAACGCTGAACTGAGCGCTGATGTCAAGGAACAGTTCAGCAAGATTGATGAATTTTGGGGTACACGGGTGAGCTCCGCGCCGTAACTCTGGCGCGTTGATTTGTTTGACAGTATTGCCAGAGGGCAAAGGAGTAACAAAGTGTCTCAGCGGATTAAGATCGGTGGGAAAGAATACACGCTTGAGCAGATTCAAGCGTTGGAAGATGCGGGCGTGCTGAACGTCGGCGCGAAGCATGATACCAGCAGCACCACGCCATCGGCGCAGGCGCTGAACGGCCCGTTCCCCGGTGATAACACCAAGTTCGGCGTTTTCAGTGGATCCGGCGTGCGCCCCGGTTCGTTCTCGACGCTGTCGCGCGTGGACTCCGTGCTGCGCTATATCCCGTTCCTGCGTTCGGTCAACTATAACGAGTTGATCGAGATCATGACGGGCGTCACGGACGGAAGCGGCAACAACGCGACCGGCTCGTGCGCGACCGCGCCGAAGGCGGGCGATTTTAAGGTGATGCGCCAGTCCAGCAACTTCGGCATCATTCACGAAGGCACGAAGGTCGACGATATCACCCAAGCGGGCATGCGCCGCGACTATGCGGACATTGACCGCGAACTGTACAACCTCAGCGCGAATGACATGCCGCTGCTGCCGCAAGTACCGGGGATCGACGGCTCGAACGTCGCCAGTTCCCGTCTGCGTTCGTCCATGTTCACGCTCGGCATTGACATTGAGCGCAACGCCTCGCGCGTCGTGTGGAGTGGTTCGGCGGGTACGGAAGACAACACCTACCGCGGCGTGGCGCGCCAGTGGGCAGGCCTCGAAAACCTCGTCAAGACGGGTTACACCGACAGCGTAACGGGCATCGTCGCGCCCGCCGCTGATTCCGTGGTGCGCAGCTACAACGCGCTCATCACCGGGACGGACAGCGCCAGCCGCAGCTTTGTCGCCGGGTTGACGGATCTCGTCTATTCGTTGGTAGCGCGCGCCGAAGACCTCCAGATGCCCGGCGTTCAATGGGCGCTCGTGATGCGCCGTGACCTGTTCCGCGAAGCCGCGAAGCAGATCGCCGCCGACATGCCGACGTACACCAGCGCGGGCACGACCAGTTCGCCGATGATGCGCGATGCCGCCGCCGTCCAGATGAACTTCGTTGACATGTTCAACAACGGCTATCTGGTGATCGATGGTCAGCAGATCCGCGTCATTCTGGACAACAGCATCCCGCGCGAAACGCTGGCGAACAACCGCTATAAGTCGGACATCTACATGCTGCCGATTTCCGGCCTCGGTCGCCCGCTCCTGTACGCCCAGTATTTCGACATGGGGAACCCCGTGGCGGAAGAACTCTCGACGGCGTTTGGCATCGAAGGCGAAAGCCGCGTGATCAACAACGGCCTGTATCGCGTGTTCAAGCGGGTGACGAAGGGCTGCATTGAATTCGACGTGTTCGCCCGCCTGCGCCTCATCTTGGAAGCGCCGTTCCTCGCCGGTCGTCTCGACGACGTGTGGTATGACAGCTACATTCAAAGCCGGGATGCTATTCCGGGCATGTCGTTCTACGCCAATGGTGGGGCAACCATGCGCACGTAGCATCTTTGTGCTATAATTGAGGGAACAAAACGAAACGGCGGAGTGCTTGCAACACCCCGCCGTCTCTAGCCATCACGTCAAAGGAGGACGCTATGGATACCCCTGATTCTACCACAGTTATGCGCAAGTGTAAGCGATGCGGCAATGAATTTCCGATTACCCCAGAACATTGGTACAAAGACAAAAAAGCCCGCTTTGGGTTAGGTTATTGCTGCAAATCATGCGCTCGTCAAAAAGCCAATGACTGGATGATTGAAAACCGAGAACGCAACAAAGAGACGTGCCGCAATTGGTACGCGAACAACAAAACGGCGATTGCTGAGTATCGTTTGGAAAATGCCGAACATATTGCTGAAAGTAAGCGGCAATGGCGCAAAGACAACCCTGATAAAGTCAAAAAGCACAAGTCGGACAGCCAGAAGCGCAACCGCGCGTCGGCTAATGTGCGTTCTAAGCGTTTTCGAGAACGACATCCTGACAAGTTACGCATGTGGACACGTGTCGGTCAGCATCGGCGCAGACACGCCGTAGGCACATTTACCGCACAAGACGTCGAACTGCTTCACCGTTCCCAGCGCGGCAAGTGCTGGTGGTGCGGCAAGCCGCTGACTAATGGCTATCACATCGATCACCGTATTCCGTTGGCACGTGGCGGATCGAACGCGCCTGAGAACCTATGCCTTGCCTGTCCATCATGCAATATGAGCAAGGGCGCGAAGCTACCGCACGAATGGAACGGGAGGTTACTGTAAAAGTGATCACGATTGTGATCCCTGTAGCACCGTATCATCTGGCGACTGCTGAGGAAGCGGTCGCCAGTTGCGCGGCGCAAACACTCCCCGTGCAAGTGATCACGGTGGTCGACCATGAACGGCGCGGCGCTGGCTATGCCCGCAATCGTGGGTTAGCGCAAGTCGTCACGCCGTTCCTCACCTTTTTAGATGCCGATGACATCCTCGAACCGACGTTCGCCGAACATATGCTGCGCGCCTACGACGGTGCGCACTACGTCTACTGTGACCACTATCAGGACGGTGAGCGCGTGCGTTCGCCTGAACAAGCATGGGTTAATGGCTCTTGGCACGTTGTTACGACGCTCCTGCCGACGGCATGGGTAAAACACGTCGGCGGTTTCGATGAAACACTGATCGGCGGGGAAGACACCGATCTGTTCTGGAAGCTGCGCCAATTCGGAATGTGCGGCAAGCGGTTAGCTGAACCGCTGATGCACTATCGCAAGGGCGGGCGTCGGTCGCAAGAATTCTTTCAGTCCGAACAATTCAAGCAGTTTCAAGCGCTTTTAGTAGAAAGGTACGGAGGCCGTATGTCATGCTGTGGTGAGAACGAGACGGGCAATCCTGCCATCAATGAACAGACCGACGGCGCAATCCTTGTGCAAGCACTGTGGGGCGGCAATCGCCAGCAGCGCGGCGCGGTGACGGGCACGTTGTACCCACGCGCGGGCAATGGCGCGCTGATGTGGGTCGATGCGCGCGACGTGGCGCACAGTCCGCATTTGTGGCAGCAGGTGGTCGAGACGCCGAAGCCGCCGAGCGCCGAACAGTGGAGCGAATTCCAGTTGTTCGCGGCGCAGGTATTGGGCAACGGCACTCCGCCGAAGCCGACACCCCGCGCTAATCCCCATGACGAACCGATCAAGCCGGATGTGTTCCGCGTGCTAGAACTCTATCGGAAGGCGACGGGCAATGAGTAACCTAAACATAGCGGTTACATTCATAACCGTGCTGCTGATCGGTCTTGCGTTAAGAATAGCCGATGCACTGATCGAAGGCACTGTCGGACTTTCCGGTTTTGCTACCGGGTTTGTGCTGTGGATTGTCTTGTTTCCTTTGGTTGGCAGATTCATACACAACCGGAGAAACAAGCATGAGTGATCCGATCTTTGTGCGCACGCGACACCACTACGACAGCTACAACGACCTGTGGCGGCTGGTCGAACTCTCCGACTTTCCCACCTGCTACGTTGATGAGATCGACGCCGCCAGCGATCACACCTACATCCTGCCGACACGCAACGGCGAATGTGGCGACGGTTGGCCGGAAGCACGGGCGCGGATCATCCATTGGAATCTGGAGTGGGATGCGTACCCTGTTCTGCCCGGTATCAGCGCCGTTTGGAACAGCGACAAATGGTTTGCCGATACGCACGGCTTGAAGTACGTGCCGATGGGCAGTCATCCGGGCTTGAAGCTGGGGATAGGCTATCCCGCCGATGTGCCGTATCACGCAGCTTTCCTCGGCTACATGATCCCGCGCCGTCAGCAGGTGTGGACGTGGCTTAAAGAACGCGGGCTACGCATCACGACGAATGGCGCATGGGGTGAAGATCGTCACCGTCTGCTGATACAGTCGGCGATCTACCTGCATGTCCATCAGCACGACGATAAACCGGGGATGCCGCCGCTGCGCTTGGTGGTCGCCGCCGCCTATCGAATGCCGTTCATCACGGAAACCGTGGCTGATCCCGGTATTTTCGGCTATACCCATTTCATGCAGTCCGAGTACACCCACTTAGCCGACTTCGTGCGCATGTGGGCATGTGACGAGGATCGCCAGCGCCTGAATGACTACGGCGCGGCGCTCCATGACAAGCTGTGTCGTGATCTCACGTTTCGCCGTTCTGTGGAGGCCGCCGTATGAAAGTCGTTGCTTACATCGCCTTATTATACGGACGCGATTATTTAGACGCCGCTATCCGCTCAGTCATCGACCACGTTGACGAACTGCATGTCATCTACACGGCCATCGGCAGTCACGGGCATCGCACCGACGCGCAATGCCCTGAAACTAACCATGAACTCTATGCCATCGCCTACGAAGCGGCGCGGCATAAACTCCATTGGCATGAGGGCGTGTGGCCGTATGAAGGCGCACAGCGTGAAGCCATCCATCAGTATGCACCGGACGCCGACATTATCCTCGTACTGGACGCCGACGAAGTGTGGGCAGACGGATTAGCCGAACAAGCCATCGCGTTCGCACAGACGGCCAATATCCGCCGTATTCGCGTGCCGATGCTCCACCTGTGGCGCTGCTTCTATCGCGGGTTTGCCCATGATCCCGCCTATCCGCACCGCATCATCGTTCCCAACGCGCCGGAAAGCGAAACGACGCTGCCGACGTGGGCAGACAGCCAGCGGATCCGGCACTTCGGCTATGCGC